GGTGGCGATGTCATCGTGGTCGACGACCCGCACAACGTGCGCGAGGGGGAGTCCGAGGCCAAGCGGGAGGCGGCGCTCGTCTGGTGGGATGAGGTCATGTCGACGCGCCTCAACGACCCGGAGACGGGCGCCAAGGTCATCGTGATGCAGCGGGTACACGAGACCGACCTGGCCGGCCACGTCCTCGAGCAGGGGGGCTACGAGCACCTGTGCCTGCCCATGGAGTACGAGCCGGACCGGAAATGCGCGACGTCGATCGGATTCGAGGATCCGCGCGAGGAAGACGGCGATCTCCTGTGGCCCGAGCGGGCTGGGCCCGAGACCGTCGCGGAGCTCCAGGTCACGATGGGCGAGTACGCGTACGCGGGCCAGGAGCAGCAGCGGCCGGCGCCTCGCAAGGGCGGGATGTTCAAGGTCGACCGCTTCACGATCGTGGACGCGCTCCCCTGCAAGGCCGTCGAGACGTGGCGGGGATGGGACAAGGCGGGCACCGAGGGGGGCGGCGCGTTCACGGCGGGTACCCGGATCAGCAAGCTCGAAGACGGCCGGTTTGCCGTCGAGGATGTGGTCCGCGGCCAGTGGAGCGCTGGCGAGCGGGAGCGGACGATCCGGCAGACGGCCGAGATTGACGGGGTGCGAGTCAAGGTCTCGGTCGAGCAGGAGCCGGGCTCGGGTGGGAAGGAATCGGCCGAGTCGACGGTGCGCAATCTCTCGGGCTTCATCTGCAAGCTCGATCGAGTGACCGGGGACAAGGAAACACGCGCAGATCCCTATGCCGTCCAGGTCGAGGCCGGGAACGTGCTGCTCGTGCGCGGCGACTGGAACCGTGAGTTCGTCGAGGAGCACCGGAAGTTTCCGAATGGCAAGTACAAGGATCAAGTCGACTCGGCGGCGCAGGCCTTCACTCGAGTTGCCATTCCCTCAGCCCGCATCCACTTCGAGGTCGTCTGATGCGCCCTCCCTGGCAGTGGTTCCGGCGGCAGCGGGGCGCGAAGGGAATTCTCGGCCGGGGTGACGTGCTCGAGCGCATGTTGGCACTAGGACAGGCGGGGAATGCAGCAACGCCAGCGGCGGCCCTACACCTATACGAGAACACGACCGCCGTCAGCGTGCCGATCAATTTCATCGCCGACGCATTCCTGCATATTGAGCCGGTGATCCGTACCGGCGATCAGTTCGAGACGGATCACGAGATCCTCGAGTTCCTCAGGCGCCCGGCCCCAGACTTCACGCGCACGCTGTTCTTCGAGACACTTGCGAAGGATCATCTGATTACTGGCGAGACGTACATGGTTGGAGGCGGCGCCCTGAATTCGCCACCGCAGTGGGTGGAGCCGGTCTCGCCGCAGCACCTGCTCCCGCATCCAAGCCGCTATGGATTTGCCGAAACATGGGAGATTCAAGGTGACGTACAGCCCGGCCGCTTTCGTCGCGAGGTCGAGGCGAAGAACCGACTGCGCTACGTCGACGGCAACCTGCGCGAGCTCAAGCAGATCAGAAGCTACTCGACGAAAGACAGCTCCAGGATCCGCGGCCAGTCCTTGCTCGAGCCCGCCGCAGCAGAAGCTAGGTTGCATATCGAGGGCGGCAAGCACAACGAGGCGTTGCTGAAGAACGCAGGCCGAGGATCTCTGTCGTTCCATTTCAAGCAAGACCTCGATCCCGATACGTACAAAGCGGTCGTAGCGGATATCCGCAAACGTTGCGGCGGTTCGATGCAGGCTGGGCAGATCTTCGTTACGACAGGAGAAGATCTGGAGATTCGCGAGCTCGGCACGAGCAATCGCGATATGGATTACGCAACGCTGCTCCGGATTGTCTTCGAGGCTGTCGCGAATCAGTACAAGGTGCCGCTACCGCTGATTACGGTGTCCGCCGCAACCCTCGACAATTACACCATGGCGTTGCGGTCGCTCTACGACTATGCCGTGATCCCGTTGGTCAAACGGATCTTCGGAGGTCTCGGAGACTTTCTCCTGCCTCGCTTCGGTCTGGATCCTGCGCGCGACTCGCTGTCGTATGACCCGGATCAGATCCCAGCGTTGGTGTCGCGACGGAACGAAGAGCTGCTCACTCGGTCGAAGCTCGCCATCGAGAGCCCGGATGAGCTGCGTGAGCAAGTCGGTCGCGACCCGCTCCCGAATGGCGTAGGGGCTCTGCCGCTGGTCTCTGCAACCATGGTGCCAATTGGGAGTGATCTGCTGGCGCCAGCGGGGGATGAGCTATGAGCGCGCCGGCGATCGATCTCAAGCGCTCTCGTAGCTGGGATTTCGATGCCGAGTACCGGGCGAAGCGACGTCTCGAGCGGCGGATCTGGAAACACTTTGCCCGACTCCATCGCCAGGAGGTCTCCGCGTTTACGACGACGCTCGCAACCACTGGCAGGTTGCCAGATCTCGAGTATCGGTTCGGCACGGAGGCACAGCGATTACTCGGCAGCCACTACCGCGAGACCGGACGGATCTTCGGCGGGCGTCTCAGTGGACGGCTTCCGGAGGACCTGCAGGCTCGAGACTGGGAGGTCCGGGAGATCCGACGTCGGACCGCCGCCATCTTCGCGCAGCGCGCCGCGCAGCAGGCGGAGAAGATCAGCGCCACCACCGCGAAGAATGCCCTCCAGGCGCTCGAGGCTGTGCGGAGAGAGGCCATGGAGGCCGCAGAGGTCCTGACGGATCGAGAAACAGCGCTCCGCGCCGGGGCGGTGCTCGCACGGCGACTCAACGGCAGGCTGTCGGCGATCACCTCGTTTGAGACCCAGGCCCCGGCCGAGGCTGCGAAGCGGATCGAGTTTGAGGTCCTCAGCGGCGGCCATGATGTCGAGATGGTCAAACGCTGGTGGTCGTCTGGAGACCATCGCGCGCGCGAGTGGCACCTCATGGCGGATCAGCAGGAGCGACCAGTGCGGCAGGCGTTTGAGGTGAACGGCGAGAAGCTCATGCAGCCGGGCGATACGACGCTGGGCGCCAGCCTGTCGAACGTCATCAACTGTCGTTGTTCGACCGAGTACGACGAGCGGGTGATAGAAGATATCCGCCGGGAACGGGGGTTGTGATGGAGATCGAGAACATCTACGCCGGCGGGCATGTAGTCGAGACGAAGCAGATCGAGAGAAACGGAATCCCGATCGGCATCGTCGAAGGCTACATCGCGACATGGGACGTGGACCGCGGCTCGCCGTACTCGCTGCCGGATCAGTTCATCCGAGGTGCGTTTGCTGAGTCGATTGCCGAGCACAAGACTCGAAGTAACCGCCAGGTCCGCATGCGGTACATGCACGAGGGCGGTCCGATCGGAGGCTTTCCAATCACCACGGTGCAGGAAGACGAGCGCGGTCTCTTTGGACGCGGGGAGATCAATCTCAAGACCGAGCGCGGGAATGAGGCATACCAACTGGCGCTACAAGAAGTGATTGTCGACTTCTCGATTGAATTCTCGGCACGCGATCAAGAGCCCGTCGACGGTGTACGCCAGATCCGCCGCGCCACCGTGTGGGGTGGCTCTCTCATCGACGAGCCGATGAACACGGAGGCTCAGGTCACGGCCGTCAAATCGCTCGTTCCGTTTGCGGATCTTCCGGTGGCCTCGAGGGAGATGGAATGGGATGGTCTGAAGGCATCGATACACGTCGGTGGAATGGAGGATAAGCGCGGCGCCTTCGTGTGGCATGCGGGAGAGGCGCGCCTGTTGATTGCGGATGTGGTAGGCGATCGGTTGACTGTAGTCCCGAAGGCGCTGGACACGGTATCGGAAATCCTCCAGAAGCGTGTAGGCTGGTGCGCGAATCTCGCTCCGCGTGAACACGACGCCATCGTGCGCCATCTCGAGCGCTACTACGCGAAGATGGGTGAGCCTTCGCCGTTCGATGGAGACGCGAAGCGGTTCTATACCGCCGAGGACGTGAAGGGTTGGGGGCCGCGTGAGTTCGACCGCGCCTTGGCGGCCTCGGGTGCGTTCTCGAAAAGTGCCGCGGCTCTGCTCGGCGCACGAATCAAAGATCAAGGCGCAGGCGACGAAGATGTCTCGTCTGCGCTCAACGACTTGCTCG